ATGTTGTTGTGGTATGATATACTTATCCGATTGGGTACTAACGAATAGGAACGATATATGAGTGTTTTGTGGGTGCTTATCATTATCTACCCACATCGGATACCAAATAGATGCTTCGGTTTCCAACAATTCTCTTAATTCGTTTAATTCTACAATAGATTCAACAATTTTCATATTCACAAAGATACAAAAAAAATCCCAAACTACCAAATAGTAGTTCAGGATTTTTAGTGGAGATGACGGGACTCGAACCCGTGTCTTACAAAGTAATCATAATACCAGCGTTTCACACGTTTAGGTAAAGTTTAATCTTATTCACTTTCCAAAATAATTGGGGCCGTATGGTTAGTACAGCTTTTCCACCAATTCGTTGATTCAGGCTCAACGAATAAAGCCTTTGTAAACACTTCTGTTCCTAGGTTATATGTGCACCGACCCGATTGTTGTGATTAGGCTGCTACAGCGTAATCAGCACCTACGAAAGCCATAAGGTCTTCGAAGGTCATAGTTGACATTTCGTCAGTTATTGTTTTGTACAGATTTAAAGACATCTAGCACTTCTGTCTACGTGTGATACTATGTCTCTCATTGCAATCAATTCCATGACACCCCCATATCAATAAATACAAATATATGAAATTTTTATAACAATTCCAAATTATTGTTTAGAAAATTGTAAAGTATTTTGTAAATATTTGTGTAAAGATGGAATAGTTTTATTACCAATTTTAATTGATTTACCATTTGCATCCATTATTTCGGTTGGATTTCCAGAGATTTTCCAAAGAATAGCCACTATTGTAAAATACGGACTTATTTGCAATGATGCAAAATTATATTTACTTACTTCAAAAATATAAGAATTTATATCATTCGATTTTTGAACAAAATATCTTTGTATATATCCTCTTTTATACTCAATCTCCGTTGGAGTTGGTATATACGCTAAAATTTCTGGTAATTCATACTCGGAAAGATTATTGTTTAATTGATTATATCTATCTGGATTTATCATATTATTGCATTTGTCTATATTGTCCGGTTACCGATGTTGTCCATGCCATACCACCCACATTATGTTCTATTTCTATAATCTGAAATAAACCATGTTTGGCATATTTTGTTGGTATTCCAATAATATTGAAAGTATCACCCCTTCTAAACCCACTTGTACCTAAAACTTTAAAAGTGTATTTTATTGGAAGTGGATGTGATAATCCTTTTGCAGTAGTTCCTTTATTTTTATTTGCAAATGCATCGTTTTTTAATCTATCAAATAATGGCTCATCGTCCATACAAAATATCTGAAATTTTTGTTTTAAAACTGATGGGGCGGTAATTTCACCAAGCTCTTCTGGAATTGTATCCAGGTCAACTTTGGGTACAACATCTATTTTTTCTAAATTAGCGCCGATGGCTTTGGCAGCAATTTCACCATCCGCATCTGTTTCTGTTTTTACTTCCTCTTTTTTTTGTTTGTCTAGAATTTCTCTTGCCGCTTTATTTGCAGTTTTTTCTGCGTCCAATGCTGCTATTTTTGCAGTGACTTCTTTTATTTTAGCATCAATTTTTGCCTTTTTTTCAGGATCTAATTTTTCATCACCATCTGGATCTATATCGTTCCAAGCAACAGTACCATCCACTAAATCAAGATCCGTTGTTAATTGTCGACTCTCTTTAAACAATGCACTTTTGGCTTTATCTATCTCAGAATCTCGTGTATTACTCGCACTAATTTTTTCTTGGGTTTTCTGTGAAGGTAACTTTTTATCTTCTTCTGCAGTTGCTGCCGCTGCCGCCGCCGCGGCTTCATCTTGTTTCTTTTTTTCGTCTTCGGTTAGTATCTTTTTTGGGTTACCATTACTATCAGTATAACTAGTCAAAAATAAATCCGTTGCACTTTCAAAAAACCCACCAACTCCAACAATCGGTTCATCTGGATTATTTGCCAAAGATAACCTTCTACTAATAATTTGATTGGTCATTTCAGATGGTAATGCAATATCTATACTAGCATCTAAAAATATAGAATAAGGACCTGAATGATAGAATTGTACCGAGCCATCCGTTTTTTTCCCAATCCAATTTTCATCAACAACACTTAGTATAATATTACCATCTTTGTCTTGTTGTTCAACTACCTGAAAATTCCAAAAGGAATTTACAGCCGATGACATTTCATTTAACATATCCAATAAAACTTCTCTAATGGTTTTATTTTTTTGTTCTAGTTTTGACCTAAATACTTCAAAATTTATATAAAGGTTTTTTAAATATCCCCAATAATTTCCTTTTTCCGTATGAGATGGGCCTAGAGAAGTATCTGCGGTTTCAACAAATGCACCAACTGTTGGTAATTTATTATCTACAACACCAAATGGACTTTCCGCTGCACCGGCACAATCAAACACCCCACCAGCTTTTTGAGTTATTTTACCTGAATTTAAAAAATATGCAGAAAAATCAGGCATATATCCTGGTATTATCAATTTAGAATCTTTTGTGGAAAACATATTTGGAAACGCTCCTATTTTTGCATTACTGATATCAATTGTAATAGGAAGTTTTTTTCCGGCTAATATATAATCACTAAATTCTCCATTTCTATTTAAAATATCAATAGCCAATTCAAATCGTATATATTTGTTTGTTGAAAATAGTTTTTCCTTTTCTATTTTAGCTTTTCCAACTGTTACGGTTTCGGAAGCACTGGTAAAAGTCCTTGCAAAAAATCCCGGAGACGAATATGTAGTAATTGCTTTATTTACGGCTGCATCAAAATTTATAAAATCATACCAGCCCACTTTATTAGTAGTTAACAAATCCCTTACAGCTTCTATTTGTCTTGTAGTTGGTAATTGATTATACATATTTTTGAACCTTCTGTTCTTTCTCACATCTTCGCCGGCAGCAGGAGAAATCGTATCGGCTATATCATATAATATTGGTTCGCCTTCTTTTTCTTCTATTGTTCCGTCACTGTTTATTTTTAAAGTTTTATTTTGTGATTGTAAAAATGTTGGCATTCCTGGTGCACCTCTCAATTTTACTGATATTTTCCACTTATCATCATCCGATTGAACATTCCCACCCACTATAAATCCTAAAAATGTATCATAATCTCCCAAACTATCAACCCTTCTTTGGTGTAAGTTATTACCATTTAAATTACGGTCTGCTGCAGCTTGTAAAATACCCGCAGTACCGATGTTTGGCATTTTTTGCGCTAACCCTACATTGCTATTCCATCCATATTCAATACATAAAGAATATCCAGGCTCTAAAAAATACCTTTGCATTAGCTCCATTTGTTCCAATGAAAAGCATTCTAGTGATAGAGTACATTCTCTTGAAATTTGGTCCTTACCTTCTTTTATTTGTAAACCAGTTATACCAGGAGAAGGTCTTAACGGTCCTCCCGCTGAGAGAAGGGCTCCTCCCGCCCAAGTATTACCAAAAGTTCCACCACTTACTGAATTTCCATATACAAATCCCGCATTATTAGTTGTAGATGGATTAAATGTACCATAATTCATATTAGATGATATAATCAATCCTTCCGCAGCTCCGGTTTTTGCTCCAGAAAATACTCTAATCCAACAAATTCGTTGAGAAGCATTTAAGCCGGCTTTTGTTCCAAATTTAAGATTGTTTGCAATCTTAGAGTCAATGTTAGATAATTGTGGAAATGTACTCATTTATAAATTATGATTGTGTAAATGCTCCTGCTATTTCGATATAATTCGCAGGTATTCTTAAAATAGTTCCTTCTTCAAATCCAATGTTTGCGTCATGAATATTATTGGATGTTGCTATAATCCACCAATATCTCGAATCTCCATAAAATTGATATGCCAAAGTATCCAATCTATCACCGGTTTCCGTTGCTACAAAGGTATCTTGGTCAGATGGTGGAATATTCGGATATATTTTTGACCTATATACCTGTCTACCATCTATTGTTTTTTTAATTTTATTATTTAAATATCTGCTTTCCATTTACTTTTATTTATCTGATAGTCTTGTTAAATTTTTATCTATATATTCTTTTTCGTACTGAATTAATTGCGCTTCTGTTAATTTACCTTTATTATTTTTATTTGTGGCATTATTTGTAATTACCATATCACCTTTATAACTTGTTATAGTCTTATTACCCCCATTAGCATCTTTTATATATAATTTTAAGCCTTTATAATCTGCTACAAATTTACCCTTAGGGTCTTCTTTCATTTTTGGTGCTTCCGCAACTGGATTTTCTGTTTTTTGTGCTGCCGGTGCATTTGGAGAATCGGAAACTTGTGTTTGTTTGATTGGGTCACCTCCCTTATCTAAATTTTTTGCAGTATCTACATTCAATATTTGATTTGGATTAGATGCACCATAGCCATATAAACGTTTTGCGGAAGCAGCTATGGCAGGTGCTGCCGGAACTGCAGGCACTACTTTACCATCCGCAGTTTTACCTTCAGCCACCGCTTTCCTCTCACCGGTTGCCATTTGATATGTACTACCAACTGTTTCTACTAATTTAAGAGTCATAGTAACATTAACAATTTTTGGTAATATATACTCATCCATTCCATCTTCACCGGTTTCCCACGGCGCATCATCAGGTATTTCGTATGATAAATCCGAAATAAAAGATTCTTTATTAACATACATACTACCCAACGTAAACCTAATAAACGGTGGTACTACCGCAATATTACCTGCATACCCTTGTGGATATGTTAAATTAGTTAAAAAATTAATTTTTTGCCAACAAGCTTTTAACTCATCCGCATTAAGTGCATATATTTTAAATGCAAAATTTACACTTCTTTCAATATTGCTATATGTGTAAAAATTAAATGGATTACCTACAAATTTTTGAGTATCCCAAGTTGGTGATACCGTTTCAGTAATACCGGTTAAGGTTGCTCTGAAATTCACAGCTGCTTGTTTAGCAACAGACCAAAACTTTAGTTCTACTAAATCAAGTGATTTTAATGTTGGTAAATTCACATCCCTACCGGTTGGTTTTAAACCATCTGTAGATTCATATTGAACTATTCTATTTAATTCATCCGAACCGTTTCTCATTCCTCTTTTTACTTCCAATGAATCTATTGATTTTGTCTTTGAATACATTTGTTTGGGTTCTTTTGAAAAAGTTGGTACTGCAATATAATTTGTTATAGGTAATGGTAGATTAAATTTATCGGGTTCATACGCAACAAATTTTGATGATAAGTCCTTTCTTAGTGCAATCAAATCTTCTGCTAAATACTGAGCTCCGGTCATTACCTTACCATATGGTGAATCGTTATCATAGTTATCCCCACCATCTTTGGCAAAATTTACTGCCGCTTGGGATGGTGAGCCTAATAATAAAGTATTTAATTTCTTTTTACCTAATTCCAGCGCCGAACCAAGTATCTGATTTGGATTAGGTCTTCCTTGTAAATTATCTTTAATAAGTTTGCCCAATAAATTACCACCAGCATTTGTTTTTAAAGTAGCCAATGTGACCATTGTATCGGATACTTTACTCTTTTTGAAATCAGAATTTAATGCAATACGGCTTGGTATCAGTTCTTCTGGTAATTTAGCACCTATTTTTGATAATAATTCATTGCCAAACTTTTCACCTTTGGCTATAAAAGAAGATAATTTTCCAACAGCTCCTTCTGTACCATTAGCTCCAAGTTTCATATCTTCAACAATACCCCTAGTCTTTTTAGCGAATTTAAGTATATCAGTTCCATATATAATTGGAGATGTGGTACTTGCTAATATTCTTAATCCAGTTACTTCTTCCTCCAATTTTGTTTCTCTTAATCTACCTGATAAAGTTTTTCTTGCAAGTTGTGCGATTGCAAAAGATGGTCGCATTAGGACGTTATACGGCGTTCTTTTTATATCGGCAGTATTACGAATATCATATTGTTGTTCAGCGGTTTGTCCACTTATCAACTTTTTGGTTTTAAATAATTCTTCTATTGTTGGCATCAAATTATATTTTATGCTTGTCCCATGTTATAGCTATTTCTCGTTGTTTTTTCAACTTGAGTATTAACATTCGAAGTAACCTTTGCAGAATCCATATACACTGCTATTTTTCCAGATGCCATATCCGCTCTTAGTGCTTTAATTTCGTTTACTACTGCTGCTAATGGTGCTGCTAATGCCGATAAACTTCCTCCACCTCCACCGCCTCCTGCACCTCCGGCTAATCCTGGACCGGCCATCAAATCATCATTTTTACTTAATTCAAATAATCCACCTTCTTTAGTTGATATTCGGGTCTTACCATCAGCAGGTGACATTACGTCTCCCGCCTTACTATAATATTGATAACCCAATGCCAATGCACCAGCCGCAGCTGCCACACCCAATATAGGACCTATAAATGGGTTTGCCGATACAGACGCAAATGCTCTCATAGCCATTTCAGCAATCGCTCCTAATAATCCTTTTTTCTTTATCAAATTACCGGCAGCTATAATACCATTATATGTGGCTTCCGCGCCAGCTTTTACTACAGCAAAAGCCGCAGATGCTTTATCTGTAATAAAAGCTTGGTTTTTATAATAAAAATAAGTAGCTGCTCCCGCTACCAATGCTGCGGTTAATGGTAATGCCTCTTTCATAAAACCAACTAAAGCCGCAAATCCGTCTGCTGCTGCATTTATTGGTATCATTATTAAATTTAATACAGTTGCCACCCCCTCTAATAGTGGAGATAACGCCCCACCGATAGTTGCAACGATTCCCATAAATGCGTTTTGCATTCTAGCCAATTGTCCTTGTTGTTCGTTTTGTGCTGCTATTTTTTTAGTTTCTTCTGCCAATTGTTCTTTGGTCATATTAGTAATATCTAACCCCTTATCAATAGCATCCGTTGCAAGTTTCTTTTCTTCTTCAGTTAATCCATTCAACTTTTCTTGCATCATTAACTGCTTATTTATTTCTTCAACACTCATACCGGCTGCTTTAGCCAATTGTTGTTGTGTGAAATAATCTTTTTGACGGAAATCACCACTTCTTTGAATTTGTTTTAGGGTTTCTTCATTTGCGTCCTGAAGTTTACCTTCCATTGCCAATGCTCTTGCTCTACTTAAATTAAACTCACCCCCTACAAACGTTGCCGCTACCATTTCTTGCTCAATACCATTTTCAAAATCCAATAATTTTTCTGCCAATGATACCTGTTGTTTTAACGAAGTACCCATTCTTTGAGCTTGTATTGCATTTTTAGCTAACGCATTTATATCACCTTTAAAGAATGTTGACGCAGCTTCAGCGTTTTCAGCAATATCTTTAAATACTTTATCAGGTGCAACTCCGGCTAATTTAGCCATATTTGCAACTTGATTTCCCACATTAGCCGCTGTTTCCGATGATAATCCTCCAACACTTTCAAGTATACTTTGAACTTTTGCAGCATTACCTGCAGAAACTCCGAAGTTTTTACCCATTACAGCCAATGATGCCAATACTTCTTCGGAAACGTTTACAGTATCACTAAATTCTTCTTTTAATGCTTTTGCAGTATCAAATACATCTTTTAACTCAACACCAGCATCTCTGAAATTCATTTCGATATGATGTGCATTGTTAACTAAATCTTTTGTTTGTGAATTTAGTAATCCGGTTTCTTTTCTAAAATCTTGTGCCGCTGCATCTAACGCTACAAATGAGTGTAATGCTGCGCCTATTAGTGCATACATTATTACAAGTGGTGCACCCATTGCAGCTATTTGTGCTACCATCTTTTTTGCCATATCCAATGCATCTCCTATAAATCCAGGCATATGATGTAACAGTTCATGATTAGCTTCATGAATTGCTTCACTTCTTGATAATTGTTGATTAAGATTTTTTAATGTTTTTAAATGAGCTTCCGCTTCTTCCTTTGCTTCTCCAGATAAATGTGCAATAGAACGTTCTACGTTTTCTATTTCTTTATCTGCCTCGGATATTTCATGTTTAATGGCAGCAAGTTCTTCTGATTTAAGCATTATTGATGAATTCATGCTTTCCAAAACTGCAGTTTCTTTTTGTGAAGCTCTTAACGCATCACCTTCTAATTGTAATTCTGCTTCTTTTCTTGCTAAAATTGTTGCAGTTAAACTTGATAATGTATTTGCACCGGCTGTTTGTTTTTTTAAAACACTCAATGCACCCTTTGACATATTAGCCAATGAAGTTAAACTACTTTCTTCATAATCTAAATATTCTTGTCTTTTTTTGAGCCCTTTAGCAGAATCAGTTTGACCCTTTAATCGGTCTTTCTCAATTCGCATCATATCCGCCAACTGTCTTTTCTCACCATCGGTGGCAGCAGCCATTTTTTCGTTTATTATACGAATGCGCTCTTTTATTTCTGCGTTTTCTTCTAATAAACGATTTAATTCTGCCTGGTCTGCTGGTGTTAGTGGTGCTACTGCCATTTAAATCAATGTTATTTAAAATCCTTATCTATAATACCCAAATCTTGCATTTTTTTAAATAATTCAGGTTGTGTATCTTTTATTTTTCTAATTCTAGGAATAAAAGTTTTAGCAATATCTTCCATTTCATTATCTAATTTTCTCATTACCGGGTCTGCATCTATGATTGATTGCAATGTTTGTGGTTTCTTTTTACCAAATAATCCAAAAAATTCTTTTAAATTGGATTTTGATATTTTATATTTTTTCATATTAGTTGTAGTTTAACATCTATAAATATCCTATTAATAAAAAAAGTTAGGATTATCTATTAACCCTAACTTTTGAATTATTTGCTTTGTTTGATTTTTTTACTTCATCTGCTTCTTTCTTTTTAGAATCTACTAATTTATTATAGTAAAACATCCTTAAATAAGTTGGCATTTTATAAAGTTCCATTACGGTAAAACCATTCCCATATTGAACCATATCAAATATTTGGGTATGTATTTGAATACTATGATTCCGTGCTAGGCCAAAAAAAGCTGACACCCATAGTGATAGGCGCCTCCTCCACCTCTCCATCTTCATGGATATGAGTAAATTTCATATCAACATCAGGTGATATTTTTTTTACATAACTTCTTAATGCTCTACTATCTATTGCCAACAATCCATTTACAAATTTGTTTATAGTTGTTGATGAATTATCCCCATCAACCGATTGAATCATATAACGTAGACGAGTTGTAATTTCTGCACCAGCACCACCTAATTTTTCAATAGCCTGAATATCTTTATCTATTGCCATTTCATCACCATGTGTAAGTAATTTACATATAATTTTTTTCTTATTAGATGGCAATACGAATTCAAATTCATTTTTATTATCAAACGATGATAAATCTACTTCTTTTGTTTTTACTTTACCCAAATCAACCTTTGCATCAATTGATTCATTTAATTTAGATGAATAAAATTTAAAAAAATACTCCGGACCATATCCCAACAATCTAGTTGCAAGAATAATAGCGTTTTTATCTCCTAAAATAATTTCACTAGGATTTACGTTGCCAACAATAATAGATTCAAATAATTTATCCAAAACAATACCTTTTTTAATAAGATTTTGGTTTGAAAGAATATCTTCTTCTTTTGCTGTCATATGTTTTATAGTAATCCTACCTGAAGATAGTGGGTGTTCTTTTGGGTAAACTTTACCCTGAGATGGAAGGTCTAATACTTCCGTTGGAAAATCATATTGTGTTTCTGCCATAACGTTATTCGTTTTTAAGTTTGTATATATAAATACATAGAAATTAAAAAATTAGAAATAAAAAACCCCCACCATTTCTGATGAGGGTTATCCTTCGGTAGCGTTCCGTAAGGAATATTTTAAAATTCTAGAATGGCGTAATCGTAGGACAACGTAAGTTCGATTGTTGCAACTTCATTTGATGAAAAATCTAATTCACCGAAGTTTGCTTGTTGAATAAATGCTCCTTTTAAAGTCCATTGTTCAATTTTATCACCAACTGGTCCTAATAGGTAGAAAGTAATATCTTTTTTATAGAAATCTGCGTATCCACGTCTACCAGTAATTGATTCATGTCCTAAACGAATCCAATCCATTACCTTTTGTGCTGCAGAAGGTACAATTGGGTCATACAATGTAATTGTTATGTCTTGCCAATCACCTTTACCTTGTAATTTTCTTTTTACGTTGATATGGTCTAATGCAATTGTTTCAAATTGAATTGTAGGTCTGTTCATCGCCTTTACAAGATATGAAGGGATAGTATCTATCTCCATCACATATCTATTTTTCATTTTAGGTTCGAAGTTCGTATAGAACATCTTGTCAAACTCTAATATTTCTGCCATTTTATTATCCTTTTATTTTATATTAATAAATATCTACTTCCTTTATTTTCGTATTATGCTGAGAAACTTGCTCCAGTTGGTAAGATGTTGAAATCTATTACGATAAATTCCGCTGTCTTAGCCGGTTGTAAGAAAATTTGTCCTGCTAATATGTTTCTATCAATTACATCAGGTGTGTTGTTACTTTCATCCATTACAACTTTAAAGGTATAAAGTCCTTGTCTTTGTTGTACTGATTCTAAGTAAGGGTTCACAGTGTTTAAGAATCTTTGTCTAGTTGTAGAAGTATTTTGTTCGAATACTAAGAAACGAGATGTTGATGCAACGAATTTTTTCAAGTTGATAAGTAATCTTCTAACATTGATTCTATCTAAAGCAGATGCCTTATCTTGCAATGTTTTCTGTCCGAATGCCACAATACCTTGTCCAGGGAATGCCGCAATTGGGTTTACTTTGTTCTCATATAGAGTATCTCTTTCAGAGTGTGTTAATCTATTCAATACACTAACTGCTCCGGTAATACCACCTCTATTCAAACCTGCAGGTGCAAACCATTCAGCTGCCAATCTATCGTTTGCTGCATATACTGCAGGTAACAATGTAGAAGGTGGAACTGAAGTTAATTTATTTGTGTTACTATCAATTGTTTTCATCCAAGGATAGTAAGTTGCTACATAGTTTGAATCTACTGAATTTGCTTGCTCAGTTGCTTCAGTAATTGTATCATCATAATCATTAAAATCGGCGATGTAGAAACAATCTTGTCTATCTTCAACCATATCAATTACTTTAGAGGTAATTGCAGGGTGTAAACTTCTTACAATACCAGGAGTTACTACCATATTGATATCATATTCATCAGGATTAGATACAGCGTTGATTGCTTTTGTGTATGCGATTGAACCAGAAGATAACGAAGATGCACAACTAAATCCTTGTGTATTTCCATTACCCCAATCAGTATCACCAGCCTTAGCTTTTCTTACAGTTGGGTTCATACCATCAAATCCAAATTGGAATCCTAATACAAATTGTCTTTTAACCATATCAGTTGATGCCGAACCAGTCATTACATATGTTAATTGAGAATCAAATGCGAATGTTACGTTAGAACCGGTTTCTGCGCTTGTAGGAATTGCTCTTAAGTATTGTTTATTATCGATTGATGCTCCAGTTATTTCAAAATCAAGTCCACTATAATATATAGGAGATGATGCTGAGTTACCAGTTGAATTTGTTTGGAAAACTACTGCAGGTACTAAAAGTGATTCTGCAGGGCTTGTTGCTTTAATTGGATTTGTATAAGCACTATGTCCAAATGGTGCTGCAGATACTGGATAAGAACCTGGTCCTAAGATACTAGAATTAGCATCTTGTACAACTACTCTTACATTTGTTGATTTATTTGAATAATCACCAGTTTCAGTTAATTTTCCATCAGGATCGATTGTTAACTTTCTATCACCAATTCTTCTAGCTATATAGTTAGGAGATGCAGGGTCTAAGTTTACGTTATTATATGTTTCAACTACACTCTTTCTTTTATCGGTATCACTAAATGAACGAATAGTTACAGTGAAAGTTGAATAGTCAGTTGAACCATCTTCACCAGCTGCTTTTACATTAGAAATACCAACTTTAAATTTAGTATTATATAATGTACCATGTCCTATTGTTTCGAATTTAAATAAGTTATATCTTTCACCACTAATTAATTGAGATACTATAATTGGAGTTTCTGCTTCACTAGCATCACCAAATGTTTGAGTTGGTAATACAACTCTAGTTATTACGATGTTGTTTCCAGCAGAACCGGTATAGTATCCAGCCGCATTTTCAAAATATGAATAAGCGTATGCTGTTTTAGAACCGAATGGGGATTCACCAAATACATCTGCTAAATCATTTGTAGCAGTTGGTAAAATTGATGCTGATACGTTTAATCCAGCTCCTGCTATAAAACAAGAACCATCTAATGAATCATCACTAACTACAGTTGCTCCAGTAAAACCAACACCTTCGTTTCCAGCATTTGTTGAATGTAATAAACCAATTAATTTAGTACCTACTGATTGAAGGGATGAACCAGAAGCAAAAATTGCTAAAGGTGCGGCTTGTTGATAACCACCAATACCGGCTACTCTTACGATTGTTGCTTGTCCAGCTTCTCTTAAATAATTTTGTACTGCGTATTCGGTATAATAAGTTCCATCAGGTGTTCCGAAGATATCTTCAAATTCTGATTGCGTTCTTACGATTGTTGGAACGAATGCAGGCCCTTGTTTAAAAGGTCCTATAAATGCCGCTCCAATTTCTCCAACTCCTTGAGCTAAGAAGGATAGGTCATTTTCTCTTGTGAATACGCCAGGTGATACGATTCTTTCTGCCATTTTATTTCTTCGATTTGTATTTTAAGTTTGTATTAGTAATAACTTACAGTAATACTCATATAAATATAAACAAAATATTCAAAACACAAATTAATTATTAAGAATCGATATTACAATCTACAATTATATTTTTGTATTTTGTTTAAACAGGAGCTGTATCACCGAAGTATGGTGTTGTACTACCAGATGTTGGTGACCACGGTAGGTCTATTTCAGAAACTTCTACCTTAACCCATTTTTTACTATTTATTTCTTTTTCAATTACTTCAGATATGTGTCCCCAATAATTTGAAGGTCCTGAACCACTTACGTGGTTTTTAATCCAATTAAGAACTTGTGTTTCTGTTAATTCACTATATGGTGTAAAACTAGATGTGTTTATTGTGTTAATGCTGAACGGAGTTGCTCCGGTAAAAGTACCCACATTACCATCTGTATCTGTACCTGTTAATTTCCATCGTGTGCCAATAACAGCATCCTCTATATTGGTGCTATTTTGCTTGTTAAGTCCTGTTAACTTCCATTCGTATGTATATCCCATAATATTTGTGTTTATATTGTATAAATATATCTATTTTGTTTTTTTTAAACTTCTAATGAACCACTATAATAATCAGTAGTTAATAAATGTCTATATGCTTGTGCCATATGGTCTAATTCAGATGGTACTTCTAGCATAAACACACACCTATGGTCCATACCAGAAGTACCAATAGTAACACCATGTTTATTATCAGATGGATTTTTTCCAATAAATCCAATTGGGTTTGCACCAATATCTCTGGCTACTTTATCCTTCCAAACAGTTACTGCTATCTCTGCCGTATAACCAGCTTGCCAATAAACTGCGGTTTCTGGAGAATTTGCTCCAAATGTAATTCCATCAGGTCTTGTAGGGTCTGGAGGTGCTGGAGTATCCTTCATTCTTTTTTCAACTTTTACATTTGTAACAACGTGATATGTGTTTGGAATAGTCAAACCAGTACCAGGTAATTCATAATCTCTAATTAGTGCCATATTATTATCGTTTAATATTAAGTATTAAATCTTTAAGTTTTTGTAATTCTTCTTTTAAAAAGTTTATCTCTTCTGTTTGTTTACTTATAACTTTTTCTTGCTCTTTAAATCCTTCAACAAACAATCCTGCAAAACTTCCATACGAAATACCAAATTCATCATTTACATCATCATATGTAACAACTTCTGGAAATATATCTACAGTTTCTTGAGCTATTAATCCTGTTTGTCTTTTTTCTGCAATTTCAGGTGTAATATTTGCAGCTGCATCTATTATTCTATTATAATAAACACCTCTTAATTTAAGAATTTTTTCTAATGCAGATTCAATTGTTACAATATTAGTTTTCTTTCTAGCATCAGAATATGCTACAATATTTCCAGTCGAATAAATACCACCAGAAACATAAATACCATATGATGGTGATGTTGAAGATGTATTAATACCCGTACAATTATATGGAAAATAGTGATAGAACATCCATCTACCCGATTGATAATAACAACCACCATTTCCACCAGTATCAAACATACCAGTAACAGGAGTGTTACCTACATCTTGTAAAATACCTGTGTATGAGTTTTTATACCCGTCCATTCTCCAAGTTCCGTATGTGGAGTTATTTGGATACCAGTGTGCACTGTTTACATTGGAATAAAATCCACTATCATTTGTGTACATCCACTTATACTTAAATGAATAGTTTGATGAACCTGCTAATTGAATACACAAGTCACTCATATCGTAATCAGAATAAACTCTAGTTCCTTCATAAGAACCAGCATTTGCTCCCAATTTAATACCAGTATGATATGCAATTCTTAAATCCGGATAAGGATAACCCCATCCACCACCTTCTTGGAATATTTCATATGCATTAGTACCTTGTCCAGAGTTACCACCCGTTCCAATAAATGTAAATCTTGCTGCTCTACAATAGTTGTTGAATTCACCACTACTAAATTGAGAATAAGATTGAGGGTCACAATAATATCCAGTATTATCTCTATCGTAAATAAAGTTTGTTCTTATTTCATAAAGATACGTTCTATTTCCAGAATAGTGGTTAATATAAGTTTCATATCCATTTTGACAATCTAAGTGTAAGTTACCATTAGTTGCTACAACAGATGCGTATGAGTTAGGTCTACCATTTGCACCAACATAAAGATATGCTCCCCAAGTTGGGTTTGGTCCATGTAGAGTACCACCTCTGATTCGCATCGCGGCATCCGAAGTTGAGTTAGGGTCCATATAATATCCAGTATCATTTGAATCATAATATCCACCAGCATATAACCAGCCGCCACTTCCATCATTACGGTCATGCATTGCAACAGTTGTCCAACCACTATTATTTGGCCAAGAATTTCTAAACCTTAAGTTACTAATAGGTCCACCAGCCAATTGCCAACCATATCCACTATTATATGCATTAGTGTAGTGATATGTTTGAACTCCTACCCAATGGGAAGTACCAGATGGTTGGTTTGCCGGATTAGACCATGTATCAAAAAATCCACTACCCCAAGTCATTACTTCATTTAAGTCATATGTGCCCCAACCAAATGCACCCGTCCAATAGTTACTATCACCAGTAATATCTGGTCTTTTCCAATTCGTTTTACCAGTTAATCCAATTTGGGCTTTACCTCTAAGTGTTAATCCTTGCCAGTTACTTTCACCATCACCATTGAAATAATATCCAGTATTACGGTCATAATATATTGGAGAATCCATTTGGTCTCTTACCCAAATTCTAGAAGAAATTGCTGCGAATGTAGTACCATAGTTTTGTATTAACATACCGTGGTCATTCAAATATGATGCCTGTCCTCCGGCATTTGGATGTGACCATGCAATTCCGTAGTGGTTGTTAGTAGCTGCTCCATCAATTGATAATTTATATGAATTACCCATTGCGAATACACCCTGATATCTAGTTGATGTGTAAATGCCCACAACAGATTGTCCGTAGTTATTATCTAAGTAAAGGTTTTCATTTCCATCAATACGAATACCACCGTTTGCTACTACATATGATAATCTAGCAGTACCGGCTGGGTCTACATAATATGAAGTGTTGTTACTATCATAGAATATTGGTGCTCTTAATGAGTTACCACCTTGTGCATAGTTGTTAAAATACACATAGTTTGATGGATATAATTCCATATTAGTAACTCTAGTACCGGATGTGTTTGTATTATAAAAATACCAGCTACCATCGGTACTAAATCTCATATATGCTTGTCCAAACGAAGTATTAGGTCTACTAAAATAGTAAGGACCAGAACCATCGTGGTAGGTATTATCCACATTGTATCCAAATCCAGCCCAAGACCATGTGTTACCTGGTTCAGAACACCAAGATTGTAAATGAACTACACCTTGTCCTGCTCCATTATTGGATGCCAATAATCTAAGTCTCATTGTAGAATCACCATGACCTCCACTCATTCTTAATCCACCATATAGTTCGGTAAATGATGCTGGGTCAACATAATATCCAGTATTATCTCTATCATAAAATATTGGAGCCCTCATAGAACCAGCCGTAGATGTAAATGTACCTCTATAATAACATAGTTCTAATTGGTCACCAGCATATCCAGAGTTTATAGTATCTGCATATACGTTTGCACCAATAAATCCATAGCTTGTATCGGGAGCATAATATAAATTATTATAATTTATTTGGTACATACGAGATATATTTTCTGGATCACAATAGTATCCCGTATTATCTCTATCATAGAATCTATAAGAGTAAACATTTCCACCAGTAGTTAAATCACCACCGATAAATGCCCCACCAGCAAAACCTATACGAGAATAAGTTGTACCATTGTTTCTTAATGCTAAGTGATGGTCATATCCACTTCCATATTCATAACCCAATCCGTACATATTACCAATTGGCCAGCTTTCACCGATAGTCCAAATTACTTTTGAAGCAGTACCGGTAGAATTATAACTACCCATCATACCACCATCACCACGAGCTACCAAATAGTTTGAAAACCAAAGTCTACCATTTTGCTCGGTTTGGTTGAAGTTGTTTGTTCCTGCAAAATCACCATAATATCCAGTATTATCATTATCTCTGAATAATGGTGCTCTGAAATCAGCTGATGCAAATGCAATACCACTTTCATTTACTGAAAATAATTCGTTTGATGCTTTTATTGCATTACTGCCTACTATAAATTTATTATCGGTATTATTATTTGAATCAATACTTACACGCACATCACCAGCACTTGCCAAATATAATACGTTACCAGATGAATTACCTTGATGTATAACAACATCATATGTGTTGTCTCTGTACATACCAGCATTTGTATCTCCTAAATAAAATGCTCCACCATTACCACCAGAGTTTGCAGTTACCTGATTGAATACAACGTTATCGCTTGTACGAACATACTGATTCATATTGTAAGCGTAAATTTGGTCAACACTATTTAATAGTTGTCTCCAATCACTCCATGTTGATGCGCCAGTTCCAATTCTTGTCCACAATCTATGATTTGCCGTATATGCAATTTGTATTGGAGCTCCTCCACTTAAATCAGTACTACCACCATAACTTCTCCAAAACATCTGTCCGTTATATGTACCACCATCACTTAATCCGTTTGTACTATTTGTTTTAAAATCAAAATAAACTCCAGCATTTTTACTTGATGGTGTATCATTTGTATTACGAGTATCATTTGAATCAACAGCTTCTGCTCTATCCGCAGTACCAGTTAAATTTGCAGTTACATTTACAAAAGTTGGTGAATCAGTTGTTCTAAGATTTTGATTCATTAAGTGAACTTCAGTTGCTCCTTGCCCGGTATCAACCGTAGAGAATGTAACCGCATCCGTAGTTCTTACGTTTTGGTTCATTAAGTGAACTTCAGTTGCTCCTTGTCCCGTATCCACAGTTGCAAATGTAACAGCATCGGTTGTACGAACATTCTGATTCATTGCATATAATTCGTTTGCTCCTTGTCCGGTATCAACCGTAGTAAATGTTACCGCATCAGTTGTACGAACATTCTGATTCATTGAGTACAATTCGTTATTTCCCTGTCCAGTATTTACAGTTGCAAATGTTGGAGAATCAGTTGTTCTAACATTTTGGTCCATTGCATATAATTCATTTGCACCTTGTCCCGTATTTACCGTTGCGAATGTTGGAGAATCGACTGTTCTAACGTTTTGGTCCATTAAATAAAGTTCAGTAGCACCTAGTCCGGTATTAAGTGTACCACTAAGAACTACATTACCTGCTACATAAAGACCATCTTCTGCATACCATCTATCATTTGCTTCTTCCCAATAAAATGCTTTTGTTGCTGCATTACCTCTCTTAACTTCTATACCAGCATTTTCAGTTGGTGTAGTTCCTGCCCCAATATCTGCGTTAAGTGTAATAATATTATCACCTACGTTAAGAGTTGTTGTATTAATATATGTTGTTGTACCACTTACAGTAAGGTCACCACTAATTGTAGCGTTACCAGTTACCGTTAATGTAGTACCATCGAATTTTAAATTTGCTTCAACGGTTGCATTTGGTGCAGTTCCGTTTAATGTGATTACACCATTATCAGTTGTACCAGTTAATGATAATAACCCAGAAGTACCTGATGAACCAGAAGTTCCAGATGTTCCTGATGTACCGCTACTACCAGAAGTTCCGGATGTACCAGATGTACCCGAAGTACCACTACTACCAGAAGTTCCGGATGTACCAGAAGTTCCTGATGTACCAGATGAACCACTTACTCCGGATGTTCCTGAAGTTCCTGAAGTTCCCGATGTACCACTACTACCAGAAGTTCCCGAAGTACCAGATGTTCCTGATGAACCACTTACTCCGGATGTTCCCGATGTTCCCGATGTTCCGGAAGAACCACTTGCACCAGAAGTTCCTGATGTACCAGAAGTACCAGAAGTTCCCGAAGAACCACTTGCACCTGAAGTACCAGAAGTACCCGAAGTTCCACTTGTTCCCGAACTACCAGCCGAACCACTTATTCCAGAAGTTCCCGATGAACCTGAAATTCCGCTTGTTCCTGAACTTCCATTTATACCAGATGTACCAGAGCTTCCATTTATACCAGATGTACCAGAACTTCCATTTATACCAGATGTACCAGAAGTTCCAGAAGTTCCTGAAGTTCCCGATGAACCTTGCACTCCACTTATTCCTGAAGTTCCGCTTGTTCCTGAAGTTCCCGATGTACCGGATGTACCTGAAGTTCCAGAAGTTCCTGATGTACCATTCGAACCGGATGAACCTTGTGCACCGCTTGTTCCAGATGTTCCTGAAGTACCGGAAGTTGCAGATGTACCGGAAGTTCCTGATGTACCAGAAGTTCCCGAAGTTCCGGATGAACCACTTCCTCCGCCGGCTCCACTTACACCAGAAGTACCAGATGTACCAGAAGTACCAGATGTACCATTAATACCTGATGTACCAGAAGTTCCCGATGAACCTCCACTACCCGCAGTACCAGTACCTCCACCAGCTCCTGTTAGACCACTAGTACCGGATGTGCCTGAAGTTCCACTGGTTCCCGAAGTTCCCGATGAACCTCCACTTCCACCGGTACCACTAATTCCTGAACTTCCTGCAGTTCCGGTTGAACCAGATGTTCCCGATGTACCAGAACTTCCTTGTGAACCAGATGTACCCGAAGTACCACTACTTCCATCTGAACCTGAAGTTCCGCTTGTTCCTGAAGTTCCCGATGTACCGGATGTACCAGATGAACCAGTACTTCCAGATGTTCCGGATGTACCAGATGTTCCCGAAGTTCCTCCTGAACCAGATGTCCCATCAGTTCCACTTGTTCCAGAAGTTCCAGAAGTTCCAGAAGTTCCTCCACTACCAGATGTTCCTGAAGTTCCTGAAGTTCCGGATGTGCCACTAGTCCCTGATGTACCAGATGTACCACTAGTTCCACTACTTCCTCCACTACCAGATGTTCCTGAAGTTCCTGAAGTGCCCGATGTACCAGAAGTTCCCGATGTACCAGAAGTTCCTTCCGAACCAGTTGTACCAGATGTTCCGGATGTTCCTGATGTACCAGAAGTTGCTGCTGCTGTTTTTATACCAACTTTACCCGTTGATGTGTTATAAACTAATACCTCATCGGTTGTTATATCTGATTTTAATGAACCAATTCCAAATGATAATGAACCTGTGATACCAACACTTCCAGTAAATTCTTGTTTATCGTTTTGTGCATCACCAAATTTGTTACTTCCACTTGCGTAGATTATTGATGATGATATATAAATTACTTTTAATTCAGTTGCATTTATTGTACCTGCTACAGTTAAATCAGTATTAACTACTAACCCTCTATTTGGAGAAATTATTGCGGTTGCCGAACCTGATTTTAATCTATCTAAATCGCCAATTGCTGCTGCATTAATGTTAAACAAACCACCACCATCACCGATAAAAAATGAAGAAGTAATTGAACCACTAATTTTTACATTAGAATTTATTTGAATCGAATTTGTTGGTGACCCAATTAAAGATGTTTGTATTCCAGAAGCGGAAAAATTTGCACCCACATCTATTGAATGAGATGAAAAATTAGCTACACTACTTCCACTTACAAATAAAGAAATTTTATCTTTAGTTTGTTGATTTAAACCATTTGGGTTACCACCTAAATATTCCATTAATTACAACTTTTATGTTATTTCCAATACCGAAACAATTACATCTGCTGAATTGGCTAACGATGATGTTACTGATAGAAAATCTCCTGTTTCTAAAACTAACTTTTGTTCACCACCAATCAATACATTAGTACTACCGGGTATAATTAAAGAATCTTTTACAACGTAAACACATTTATTTGCTGATGTATCTCTAACCATCACACTAACTGATATATTATTTGTGCTTACATTTGCTACACCAACTCCAATTACAGTTGTTGAAGTTGCCGCAGGTGTTTCATATATTTTCACACCTACTGTTCCAATTGAACCCGCTATACTATTTTTAAATGCGTTTGCCATTTCTTTTTATTTTTTTATCCTAATGCTATTGCAAATGCAATAGATGAATCTAATACATCAACTCCGTCTACTAAATATCCACCATCCGTTAAATTCATTGAACCAGTCATTGTTATAGAACCACTTACTGCCAAACTATTACCTACAATAAGATTAGTAAATGTTGCTTGTTGAACATCGATAGTTCCTTTAAAAGAACCGGTAAATGAACCACTTAAATTTGCGTAAGCAGATAATGCCTGTGTAATTGAACCCGAAAATATTGGACTATGTATAATCATCTATATCTATATGCTTTTTGTTATAGGTATAAATATAAATATTTTCTCTTTTAGGGTTTAACCGGCCAAGTTATATTAAATGGATTAGTTTGAGATGTAATATCTCTTAAAGATTGTCTGTATTCAGACCAAATTGATTTTGTTTCAGTTGGAATATCCGATAATTGCGTCCAATCACATTCTGCTAATAATTCATTTCGAATTTCTCTAACAACACCCCATTGGGTTTCTAATCTATAATCTATTTCACTTTGAGATGCATCCGTTTGAATCCAATTTTGATAATATACACCATCCGTTAAAACAGGAGTTCCTTCGGTAATATTTTTTGTGTAATCATTTGGTTTTGGAGTTTGTCCAACTTCATATAAACCAAATTGAGTCATAGTTTCTTCTCCAATTTCATTTGGGAATGTAATATTTCTATGCGCAGCTTTTAAATCCTTAATTGTATAAGGATAACTGATTTCATTATTTATAATTCGTAAATACATATTAAGTAAATGTTGGTGGTATTGATGCGAAGTTTGTTAAACCGGTGCAATTTCTAAATGCATCAGTTCCAGCAGGTGTTGGAGTTCTTAACCACAATGTAGGTGCAGTACCTACTAATGCATTTGAAGTTGAACTCATATTATAAACTTGTGAAAATGTTGTTACCGCTGTATTAAATGTAAATTGTAATACATTTGTCAATGCTCTACAATTTCTAAATGTACCAGAAAAACTTGTTACATTAATATTTAGGTCAAATATAGTTGATGGTACGGAAGTTAAACCCGCACAAGCAAAGAAACAAGATGCAAAAGATGATACATTTACGGCAGTATCAAATAATCCAGTTGGTACAGTTGATATCGTATTAATTGTTGCAAATGCACTAGCAAATGATGTTACGTTGGGTGAAAAATCAAATATATCGGCTGGTATGGATGTTATAGCTGTACCATTCATAAAATTTGAAAAACTTAATATTTCATTTAATCCATCATACCCACCAACTGCACTTAATGATGCACTACTTGGTATAGAGGTTATGTTTATACACCCATAAAAATTTAATGTCCTCAATCCTACTGTACCAAATTGTACAATACTTGTTATTAAACTTCTTATTCCTACATTATTATTAACTTGAAATCCTGGCATAAATCCACTAATAGTAACTGTATAAGTTCCAGCTGAAACATATGTATGTATTTTATCTACCGAAGATGATGCTGTTATCAAAGGTGATGTACTACTATCTCCCCAATTTATAGTCAATTGTGGTGTAAGTCCACCATAATCGGTAATTGGACATGTAAATACAGTATTACCCGATGTGGTTGTAATTTGAAACACAAACGGAAATGCTTGTGTTGAATCTGATTCTGCTAGTCTTCTTGCTATTCCCATAATATTAACTTAAATTTTTAGCTATTGTAAATCCATACCAACTTGTTCCACCATCAAATGTGTAAAATACTAATACATCTTCACCGGATGATGTTAATACAGGTTGAATACCACCTGCCCAATTAACCGTTGCCGGCCATGTAATTACATATGCCCCAGCGTTTACAGTTAATAATGTAAATCCAAATGCTTTACCAACAGGTACGTTGGTAAATGTTACTGTGGCTGTTCCATTAAATTGTCTTCTAAAATTATTTGCAGTTGAACAATCTATTGCAACACTAGCACCAGTTCCTAAATTATTATAAATTTCTCTATACGCAGTTGCTTCTAAATATGTACTAGCATCCAATCCACCAGTCAATGTAATATCACCTGTTTGTGTTGTATTACCAACTATTGTTAACGTAGAACCATCAAAAGTAATATTAGATTCAACATTTGCTCCAGCTGGTGCGTTTGTATAAGTTAATAATCCATCATTAGTAGTTCCAGTTAAAGCAAATCCATTTGTACCAGATGTTCCGGATGTTACACCCGTTGCTGATGTACCTCCACTTCCAGAAGTTCCGGATGAACCACTTACACCTGATGTACCAGATGAAAATCCCGGAGCGTTTGTACCGCTAGTACCAGATGTTCCAGTTTGTCCAGATGTACCAGAAGTTCCAGATGAAAATCCAGGTGCGTTTGTACCGCTCGTACCAGCACTTCCATCAGTACCACTTATTCCAGAAGTTCCTGATGTTCCGGAACTAAATCCTGGTGCGTTAGTACCGGATGTACCAGATGTTCCACCAGAACCACCACTACCTTCTGAACCATTAATTCCACTAGTTCCACTACTTCCAAAGAATGTTCCATTTACTCCAGATGAACCCGAAGTTCCCGAAGTTCCTGAAGTTCCATCAGTTGCTGAAGAACCAGAAGTACCAGATGTGCCACTTTCTCCACTTGTACCACTACTTCCAAACATTGTTCCATTTAATCCAGATGAACCACTAATACCAGAAGTTCCCGATGTACCGGAAACACCCGAAGTTCCGGATGTTCCATCACTTCCTGAAGTACCGGAAGTACCACTACTTCCAAACATTGTTCCATTTAATCCAGATG